GCGTTTATCGCATCCTCTAGGTCATCCGGGATATCATCTATATACCATTGCATAAGCAAGTGGCATTTGATCTGCCAGGGCACGTCCTCATCTTCCACCAGCTTTGTAAAACGGATCCATTCCCGGAAGTCTGTCTCCACCGGATAATCTTTTCCATTTACCTTTACCGTTTCCGGAAATTTGTCAATCAGAATATTCATAGCATGCTACCTGTTGCGAACTGCATTAAAATTCTGATTCTTTTTCTTTCCCTGTTGCTTATTATAATTTCTTTTCTGCTGGTGATTTCCATGCTGCTTAACGGTGTATTCACTATACCGTTCATTCATTTTAACAGCCTCGCTATTCTCGAACTCGAGCAACGCATCTGTTGCATCAAGGCACGAATTAAGGCTTGTTTTCCCAAGAAACATAGCTTCATGCGCACCTTCTCCGATCACACGGTCGAAGAAGTTAAAATAACACTGACACTGTGCACGGATGATATCCGCCGTCTTTCCGGTTTTCGGAATCTGCTTTGCTTCTTCCTGCATCAGTCGCTTTGCTTCTTCCAGGTCTTCCAAAAAATCAACATCTGTAAAATCAATCTCTGCTTCGAGATTTCCGTATTTAAAAAGGCTCATCGGCTCACTCTCCTATCTTTTTATTAATCTGCTACAAACGTACATGTCTGCCAATTGTCCGTTGTTGTAGCCGTACCCTTGATTTTCTCACCATTGGCTTTCAGGCTACCTTTGTAGATCAATGCGTCAGTTCCATCTCCTGAATTGTCTGGAACAACGCTCCAATCACGCTTTCTAGCAACACATGTATTCGGTGTATCTGCCTTAATATCAAAAAGATCTACCACAACGATGCTTACCTGTGCATCAGAGCCAAGTAATTCATCATCTGTGATTTCTGCAATTTTCTGCTGTACCGGATCATTGGTATAGCGGTCAAATTCATAATCGTTTGATGGGGCATATCCCACAACATCTGTTCTCTCACTTTCTTCGTCCACATAATGGCGGCTGTACTCGGAAGCGTTCTTGCTCTCAGACATGGACGTGAATCCTGTCATTCTGGTATATGTCTTTCCATCACCGGCAACGTCCATAAATGCCACTCTTTTGTGTCTTCCGACTAATTTCTTTTTTGTATCTGCTTCTGACATTTTGTACCTCCTACTTATAAATCAATCTGCAAATCATCTGATACCGCCCCAGATCTTCCTCTGTGCTAAATAAATAGCCGGACTGCAACACGTCTACCCGTATAGCATCGTGCCCGTCCAGCTCCGGGAGGATATCATCTAAATTGTTCTGTTCTGTCCATTCCGCAAAATCCTGATAAAAACCACTGTTGGCAATGCCTGTTCTGGCATCGCCATCATAAGCTTCTTTCGAAGTGAATGCGAACTGGAATTGTTTCAGGCAGCTCCCATCTACATATCTTTTATAAATAGGATCTGCCCCAATTGGGTCTATAGAATATTCCATTCCATTGCCAAGATAATCAATATTAATTTTCCGGTCATCAATATCCGGGTACGTCATAACATAATCCCGGATACTCTGGATAATCGGTTTCTTACCGTCCTGCAATCTGCTCTGCTCCTTTCAGAATAGCCTCCTTGTTGCTTGCCTTCATCTTTTCGAACCATCTCGCTTTAGACTTATGCTCGTAATACTGCCGGCGGGCGTAAGGTGTCAGGTACTCAATGGATCCAGAACCTATCACAGTTCCAAGTGTTGCTGACTTAATCATCATACCTGTTCTCCTTGGCGTGAGCGGATTCATATATCTCAGGCATTCGGAATCGACAAACTCCTGCGCCTTTGAAAAGCTTTCGGATTTCGTCCGGACAAACGATGGATTCCATTCAAGCCTTGCTTGGACAGAACCGTTCGCCGTTACCTCTGTGAATACGCTTCCTCTCGGAGTCGTAATACTGAAATTTTTCTTTGATGCCATTTCTTAAGCGCCTCCAATTCTCCAGTGTGGAAGTCCCCCGAACCGGTTGTCTGACCAGGACAACACCTTACAGTGTCTCAGTCGTACATCTTTTAGATCTGCCGGCTTCTCAATCTCCTTAGTACATTCTTCCAGGACAATATGGTCATCGACCTGGATTGTCCAGCAATCTCCTGGATTATCTTTCTTCACATATTCCTCTGGTGGAAGATACTGATTTGCATTCTCCACATCTGTAGGAATACGAATCTTGTACACTTCCGCGCTGTTTAGTCCGGAATCTCCAACAGACGCCTTGTGATCCACGTACACATGTACATCTCTAATCACTGTTCTGTGCCAGGTGTCAAATGTGTTCTTTTTTCCGGGAATTCGGTTATAGATTGTAATCGTCGCATTCGTCAGCATGACAACACCCTACCTTTCTTGATAACCACCCAGTCGGAAGCAAATATGTAGATGCCGCTTCATACGCTTTCTTTCTGATCAGCTCTTCCATTGTCTGACCGTCAGCCTGCTCTACCGCATAGGATACACTGTATCCATCGTTATTCTCAGACTTGACCGTACCTGCTTCCTGCTTCTTTTTACAGGAATAATACACGTCAGCCACCGCGCACACTGCATCTTTTACCGCAGTATTTTCAACTGCAAAAATATTTCCTCTGACATAAGTCAGTTTCCTGATATAAGCTTCAGCCCTGCGCTCAGCAGATGGATATTCCCTTTCAGGAATATCCCCGCCATAGTGATCCGCATAATATGAATAATCTGCGTACATTTACTCCTACTCCCCTGCTTTCAGAATTGAGAACGGACATCTTTTGGTTTTATCTTTTGCAAGTGCATTGATTGGGTTTGGAATCTCCCAGCCAAGACGCATTACTGCACGAAGTGCAACCATGTCATTCTGCATCAGGTTGTATGCAATAGATCCATCTGTGTTCTGAACAACACCCTCAGTAAACAGCTTAAATGTAATATCCTGTCTGATGGAATATACAAGCTGTGAGAAATCTCCGGAAATCATCAGTGCCTTAGTCTTATCAAATGACCCATTGTTTGGGAAGTTCATTGGAGAACCGTCCAGTGCATACTGTGTAGAACCCTGCATATCTGTTTTGAACAACGGATCACCGTTGGTATTTTTCAGCCCGCGAAGCTTCGCTCTCATGGAAATATCAGCCATGTGACCATTGACCATGTATCCACAATTCTCGACTTTCGCAATCACACCGTCTTCTGCCATGATTTTGTCATACAGCGGATCCGCTGAGCCAAGTGTTACCACGGATCCAGCTTTTGTGGCTGTCGCAACAACATCGTCTCTCCAAGTAGACGGTTTATCGGTACCAAACAGTACAGCTCCATCAATCTTATTTCCAAATGCCTCTGTGACCCTTGGTTTTACTTCGCCCCAAATATCATAGTCTGAATCATCTAATACAGATTCTGGAATCGGTACAATTACCGCAATTTCCTCTGCAATGATAAATTTCTTATCCCATGCCTGCTTTGTTGTCTTTTTCTGTCCAGAATCGCCATTTACGAAATAGGCAATCGGCAGCATATCAAGAACTGGCATCTTGTATTGCTTGCTTGTCATATTTGCCAGCTTACGTCCCCTTGACAGTACTGCAGACTGCGCAATTGTACCCTGAATAATTTCTTTTGCTTCCTGGGTTGGAATCAGGGACTCTGCTCCGGTACGGTCGATAATATTCACATCGTCCTGGAACATTCTTAAATTCATTCTGTTTTTATTCATTTTATACCTCCATTATCTTCTTGCTGCAGCACGGATACGATCATTGATGGAAGCGTTCATATCTCCACCAGAACCCTCAGAAGTGTTCCCTGCAGATGTTGAAATACGATAACTGTTCGTACCACCTGCAAATCTTGGATTCTCCTTCAGGAATCTTTCTGCAGCTTTCTCAAATGTTGTCTTATCGTCTACAAGTTTCGATACCTTGAACATGACATAATCAAGATCTTCTGATTTCACACCTTTCCCAGATAAGAATTTTTCATTCTTCATCTGCTGCACCTCATTCAAAGCATCGTCACGCTCCTTCTGGAGCTTTGCAGCGTCTGGCTGATTGGCAGCACGTTCTGCTTTGAAATTATTGATTGCCTGTGTAACCTCAGTTTCTGTCATTCCCTGCGTCCGAAAGAAATTTGCAAGTGCTGTTCTCTCTGAACGCTCTACCCTTGCACTCGCGATCTCTTCCAGCTGTTCATAGGTATATGTTCCGGTATTATGCGCTCCGGATGCGCTCCCAGCGGATCCCTGACCGCCGTTTCCAGCCCCGGCATTTCCACCCTGCCCACCAGAGCCAGCTCCTGCGCCGTCATCAAAGAGCTGTAAATTCATTCTGTACCTCATGCTTTTTACCTCCGTTTTGCCTCGACAGGCTCCCGAGCTTTTCTTGTCTTCACGTTTTGGACATAATAAAAACACCCTCTCGGGTGCTTGTTACTGAAATTCTATACAATTGTATTCCCGGTTGATATCTGTAAGTCCCAGGAACCATGAATCTATCAGAAGTTTTCCACCATCTGAAAGATTCTCCCATTCAATTACCGTCATACCGCTGCCTGTATCTGCACGGATTCTGTCACCAGTCAGACCTCTTAACGAATTAATCAGATTGTATGTCAGAGCTGATACTGCAGCACATACCCGATCGATACCACTTGAATCCTTCCGACAGGCATGACCAGACATACTAATTTTTTTATCTTTTACTGTTACAGTTATCATAATACCTCCTAAATGAGTATAAAAATACCACCGGTCATATCGACTGGTGGTAACTACACAACTGCTTTTAACGCTTTGTTGTATTCAATTTCCAACTCACGTTTAAATTTTTCAATCTCTTCTGGTTTCATTCCCGGTTCTGCTGATGCACAAATGTCTGGGGTTTCTTCTGCCAATATTTCAGTTGCTCTCGGCTGTTCCGCATGCATTGCATCGTACTCATCAACTAATGCATCTTCAAGGATAATAGAAAACTCATATATATCTTCCGGAGTATTTTCAAGAAAATCCTTTATATAATTCATATATTTTTTAAAGACCTGCATCCGTCCATTCCTCCTTTTTATTTTTCCTTCGAACAATACTAACTATATCGCCGGAGTTTTTATTTTTTATAACTACAAGCTGTTTGCTTGGGCTGAACCAAATCATTTTCTCTTCTCCTTCAGAATAATTCGGCATAGTTTTTATTAGATCGAGCACATCTTCTTCGTGAATCACTTCATATCCTGGCTTATTTAATCTTGGTAATCGACTCAAAGCATGAACTGATAATTCTTCTCCTTGCTCTCTGAATCTATCATACGCCTGTTTAGACGTGTTCTTAAATTCTTCCGACCAATCTTTCTTGTTGATTTCAACATATGTAGAAAACCTATTCTGAAGCTTTTCCCACTGTTCACTATCATTATATTTCAACTGCCCGAACTTAGCAAGAGAACCAACAGGATCTCCAAGAACTTCTTTATATCTTTTATACTGAGCTACGTCTTTCGATGCGTTCTTAACCATTTCTGGGTGGAACATGGAATTCTGGCTCTTGTTGTTCGTAGCAACTTTTCCACGCATATCCAGATAAATACGCTCACGTTCCTCTGTGAGGCTCATCTTCCTGCAGAACCTGGAATACTCGTTAAGCTGGCCTTGATATTTCGCTTTGTGCAGAATGACTTCGTCCTGATCAGCACCGCCAGCCTGCAATAATTTGACTTTTTCACGCTGTGCCCTCATGGCTGTCTCCATCTGACGCTGTCTC